AGAAGCATCCACATTCACCACGATGTTAGACCCGCCCATTGCGTTGTTTGGAACGATATTGCCTTGCGCTCCAGGGACAAATAGCTCAGGCCCGCGCTCGCCAACCATGTAAGGACGGCCAGCGCCAACCGCTCCACCAAGCGCTCTGCCTGAAATAAGTGTTGGCGGTGTAAACAGTCCTTTTGGATCGGACAGCGTTCCCCCGCCCAAGCTTGGCGCAAGGCTTGGAACAGTTCCGTACTTGCTTGCAGGCGAACCACTACTTTGAGGAGCTGGAATACCAGCAAACATGCGGGCAACGCCGATCGCGATATAAGTTGCAATCATTTGCTTAGCTGCATCCATCAACATTGACGCAATGCTGCGAAGGAAGTCCGCAAACGCTTCCTGTGCGCTCTTCGTTCCATTAGCAACGGCCATCAAACTGTCGAACAAGCTGTCGGTGACAGGTTGAGTTAAAGCAAGCGCATCAGCAAATTTCTGCTGAGCAACAGTTGCCTCAAGAACCTGCTCCTGATAAAGCTTGTATTGATCACGGCTTGCAATAAGATTTTCTACTTCACGCTGAGAAAGTTTTCCAGCATCAACTGCCTTTTGCGCTGCGTCAATCTCTCTTTGTCTTCTTTCAAGTTCAAATTGCATTTCAAGGCCGCCCAGAAAACCTGCTCGCTCCGAACCAGCAAACGGACCAGAAAATGCTCCAGGAGCGTTTGCTCGTAACGTTTCAAGCTGCATCTCAAATCCTGCTTGACTGTTTTTTAATGCGTTTGCAGCCTGTAAGGAACGCAAACGTGCGTTTGCCTCGGCCTGAGCTTCGTCCGTTATCTTGATCTGATTTGCAAGCCTTTGAGCCTCTTTTGTAAGAGTGTCATCGCCTATTTTTTCAATTCGCCTCATTCGGTCTTCAAATTCAGCAGCAATTCGGGTTTTGTCAGCTTCCAACTCAGTTGTTGCTTTACGTTGCTTTAACTCAGCAGCAAACTTCTGCTCAAGAGTCAAAGCCTGAGTTATCTGGGTGTTTCTTTCTTTTGTAGTCTTTTGAGCTTCGCGAGTAAGCCGTTCCGTTTCCTTGGTTCGAGCTGCAGCAATGTCATTGTCAAGCTCAAGCAAAGCAAGCCTTCTTTGATCTCCAGCCAATAGCTGCCCTTGCTCGCTCCCCTCGGCTTGACGATATGCCGCTAGATACTCCTCTTGAATAACTCTTTTTCTAGCTGATACAACTTTTTCATCTAAAAGATTACTGCCAGCTTCTTCTAGTTGAATTTGAGCAGCAAGCAAATACCTTGTTTCCCTAGCAACCTGGTCTGACTGAACCAACGTTCTTAATCTTTTTTCTTCCGTTTCGACACGAACAATCGCATCTCGACTTGCCTTAAGCTCTTCAGTCGCAATTTGTTTTACAAGTTCAGCAATTTTTTTTCGCGTACTTACACGCCTTTCTTGAGTTTTTTTGTCCTGTTGAAACTCTGGAATTGCATCTAGCTCAGCAATAGCAGCTTTAATTCTGGGATTGTCGCTCTTGCGAGCCTCTTGAACAATCTCGCCGACTTCTCGTATCTCTTGAACTTGCTTGGTCTGACCCGTTAGATCGTTAATAGCTTGAGCAATAACTGCAGCTACCTGTGTAATAAACACAGTGAAATCGCTCTGAAGACCTCTAATGCCTGCGCTAAATAGCTCAATCGCTTCAACCCCATCTTCTCCAACAACTTTTTCTAGCTCGTCTGTTACAAGCTGAAGCGCTTCAGCGGTGCGCCCAGCAGCTTCCAACTCTTCAACAAGAAGAGCAAATTCTGTATCAGCCTTTCCAACAGCATTAATCACTGCTTCGGTATCAGCGGTCAAGGGATCTAAAGCTCTACCCAAGTCAATCGCTTTTTGGCCAAGCTGATCAATCATCGAGCCAATTTGCGTTCCAATCAAGGACACGCCAAATCCAAACTCACCACCAATCATTCCGCCGCCAAAACCGCCTGCCGCACCACCAGCTGCTGCACCTAGCCCCTGGCCAAACAGCAGTGGAAATGCGCCACCAATCAACGCACTACTGGTAGCTCTTCTTCCTCTTTCCGCTCTGTCACGATTTCTTGCTTGAACCTTGGCAAGTCGTTCTTCAAAGTCCAACTCTCTCATTCGTATTTGTCGTTTTTCGTTCTCTTCTTTATTAAATTGAATAAATTGCTCGCGGCGTTCTGCACCAACAGCCTCAAGGTTCCTTAAGCGATCTAAAAGGCCTTGATTTGCAATCCTGGCTTCTTCTGCAGCTGCTTGCTTGGTCTCAAGAATGTTTCTACGAATTTGTAGTTGAAGTTCTTTTCCGGTTTTTTGAGTTTTATTAACTACTCTGTATTTCTGAGCTAGCTCTTCAACCTCTCTGGTTCCTTGACGTAAGGTTTGCAGTTTTTCCGCTTCTTCTTGATTTGCTTTTTCCGTTAAGCGCAAAATAGAGGCATATACATCCTCCATGTCGCTCGCAATTTTGCCAGCTTGAGCAGTCATTTCCATCTGCGGGACTAAGGACTGCGGTCGCATTGCCGACCTAAGAGCTACTGGAACGCTGGGCGGAAGCGGCGAGCTAAGTGCAGTCGCAGAAACCGGACCTGGACCGATTGGACCACCATATTGCGTTCCACCGCGCAAAGTGCCTGACCGGCCCTCGTTGCGGACTTGGGCAAGCAATGCTGCCTGCTCTCGAAGGGCTTCGTTTGCTAAATCTTGGGCTCGCGCAAAGTTTCTTGCTGCATCAGCGGCGTTTCTACTATTTAAACCAACATCATTAAAGTTTTTTGCCGCTGCTGCTAACTCTTTATTAAAATTAGCGACTGAATTAACAACAGTCTTTCCGTTTAAATCGCCAAATTTTTCAAGAGCATCATTTACATTTCTAATTTTTTGACCAAGCAGGTCCGTATCTCTTGAAAGCTTGGTGATGGCCTGGGTGTTTTTGACCGCAACCGCGATATTTACGCCGTAGTCAGCCACAAGCCCAGACCAAAGACCTATTTGCCTACCTTACCTCTTTCCCATCGTTCGCGCCCCTCGACTGGTCTGGACACGATCTTTTGCCCTTTCCTCCTCTTCGTTTTTCAACTCAAAAAAAGCAGCCCAGCCGATTAGCTCTTCTTGCGTTAGGTTCCGCGAAAGCTGGGCTACTGTCATGCCCAGCTCTTTTGCAAGAAAATAAATGAAGAACCAGTCGTTACTTGCTTTTCAAGTCTGACTTGGCATCCTCCACCTTGTTTGCCGTTCCAGAACTCAGCATGGCTAGCTGGATCTCTTGCAACACTGATGCTTCAACAGCGTTCTTTAGCGCAGCTTTTTCGCCATCCTGAAAAAGCCGTTTGCCGTCAGCATCTAACGCTTTTTCAATCATCATCCCCAACGCGAAGTCGGTGGTGTCGTCTTCGTTGGTTTTTTTCTGAATTGCTTCTCGCTCTGAAATGGTCAAAGGATGCCAATACACCTCAAGCACTACCTCGTCGCCATCTTTAACTTCATGCTTGTAAAGCTGGCTAACGCCAAACCTGTTGCGAAGCAGCTCGGTGGCACGCATAAAACATTGTCGTTTTAACTAATATACTATACAACTGCCGTAAACTGGCAAGAAATAATTCCTAGGAAATGAGGACGATCTTCAAGCTCTAAAGCACTAGGCCCAGTAACGTCTAGAACTCTTGGTGACACACTAAAGCTATCGGTGTAACCACTAGCGTTGACGGAGGTTAGACCATCAATTACTGACTCGCTAACTGCTGCAAGTGCTGCCGTACCAGCGGACTTGGGCACATAGACGTTGCATTGAATCACTCCGCTGTAATAGTCCGTGGCAGCGCCTTGGTTTTGCAAAGTTGACTGGTTGAACGTAATCTTCATCGCCACATATTTTTTGGTTTTACCTGGCGTAGTAAATCGAACGTTGTCATAAATCATTGACACTGTGGCGTCTGCAGCAACTACCGCATCAGTTACGGCTTTTTCAAAAGCAGCTCGGGCATTTACAAGTGTCATTAGTTAAATCACTCCAAAATAGGATTACCCTGATAGTCAGCGGTGAGCTGACCACCCATTTGCTGCTGTGGAGCGAATGATACACCTGCATAAATGCTACCCAAACGAAGTTTTTCTTGAAAAGCATTATCAACAATTTTTTTCATTCCTTGTATAAACGCTAAAGGACGCCCATCCTCTAGAGCGTACTGAGCATAATAAACTTGATTGCCGATATAGACAGGTCCTTTTTTGTAATTAAAATCAGGGACTTTAAACCTCCTTTTAATTTGTTCCATACCGCCTTGAGGCATTGGCCCCCATTCAGTTTCTTTCCCCGCACTGTTTGTAGTTTTTGTTTTATAAGCATTTTTCCAAGGGTCTTTGTCTCGCCTAAACCGATCAGTTTTTTCTCTCGAATCTCTTTCGATAGGTCTGTTTTGCCTAGCCTTCCAACTAGACGCAAAAAGCCCAGTATAGACAGGGCTGTGCTCTGGAGTTGAAAGTCCTGCTACAGCAGTTTGAATTAAATTATTAAAAGCTTTATCAAAATAAGCTTCATAATCGTTTTTAAAATCGTCTAAATTTGTGTCTGCAAATTTAGCCATTAAAACACTACCTCCAAAACAAATAAATACTCTTGATCGCCTTTAAACGTGCGAATGTCTGTAATTTGAGCAATGCGGTTGGACCCTGCGTACTTCAAAGTTACCGTGTCTTCAAATGTTGGCTGGTTGTCGCCAATTTGATCGGGCGTTACATACAACTTGCCTGTACGTTTTTCCGCTTCGGCCTCCTCCTCTGAACGCACAAACTCGATTGGAGCGTCAAACGA